GATGTGTATAAGAGACAGGTATATAAGTGCATAGATGAATGTTTTAGCCTGATTTCTTGATTGAAGTCCTGCTGCGTTTTGATTAGCTGTGTGAATATCTCCGTGGAGAATTTCATTTGTAAAGTCCTCATCCTCTAAGTAGTGAGCAAGCATCCTTAACTCCAGACCACTTGCATCTATACCTACCAGTTTATGTTTAGGAGGAACTACCCAACAAGCTCTACATGCTTCGCCGTAGGGAGCATTACTGCTTGGCACTTGAGCCATGTTGGGGTTCCTGTGAGTCATACGACCTGTGATAGTACCGTTATGATTAACATAACCATGTACCCTGCCGTCCTCTTCGTCCAGTTCTTTGAACCAAGAGTTAATTTGTGAGACTCTCTTCTGAAGCATTAAGTACTCAGCAATCAGTAAAGCCTCAGGTATATTCTTTATCTTGTTAAGCGTACCTTCATCGATGATAGGCTGACCAGTAGGTGTGAAGGTTTTAGGCTTCCACCCAAACTCTTTGAGGTACTCACCTATCTGCTTGCGGGAACCTAAGTTAAAAGGTATTAACTTAACCAAAGTAATTGAACCTTTTTCCATCATCTCTTTATGTTCTTCAGTAGACAGTCTAACCTTTTTACCTTCAATAGTCTCTGCCATCTTGCTCATCCTGCCATCTTTAAGACGCTTAGGATATAGCTTAGTCTCAATACGCTTAGGTTTAAATACCTTGTGTACCTTCTCAACTATGTCATCTACTTTTTCTGTAAGCTCAGCTAACAATATACTAGCGTGGCGTTGGTCGAACAAAAACCCATAGTCTTCTTGCTGCTTAAGAAGCACAGTTACCTGATGCTCTAGGTTAATACTCTCGATAGAGAATCCTTTAGCTTCTTTGCGCAGAGCCTCATAAACTTTATAGTTTAAAAGCACATCGTTCTTACAGTACTGTAGCATCTCTGGGGTGTAGCTATCAAACTCATCGAACTCAGTCTTAGGAAAGTTAAGGCGGTAGCCCCAACTCTTTAAGCTGTGGTTCTCAGCACGAGTAGGATTAAAAAGTCTTGAGAGTACTAAAGTATCTATGATTCTTTTCTTTGTAAGATCTATTCCCGCTAGGTTTTTAATAACAGGGATGTCGTAGTTAGCTATGTTGTGACCTATAAGTTTGTCAGCATTTAACAATAGCTCATAAGCTTTATCAAGCTCGTCCGGCCCGAAGGCCGAAGTCACTTGTGTGTCTACATCATGTGTAACAATACAAAATATTTCTTTAGGTTTGAGGCCATCTGTCTCCACATCGAAGACTAAATTCTTATTCATATTACTTCACCTAGTTCATCTTCTTCATGAGGATCAACCTCATTGAGGCGTCCTGTATTCCTATCATACAGTAAGTGTGCAGCCATACCTACATCACCAGTGTACCTAGACTTTAGGACTCTAACACGAGTGGTATTGGCTTCTTCAGGGTCTTCTGATTGTTGGTTGCGTTCTAATGCCAGTACACAGTCAGACAACTGAGCAATACTTTGAGACCCTCGAAGGTGATTGAGTCCTACATTAATACCATTCTCATGTCCCTGATTACCGTCAACCCTGCGGAGGTGAGAAACCAAGATCATCCCTGCCCCTGTCTCTTCAACAATGCAGCGTAACTTATGCATCATGTTGTCCAGTACTCGTCTCTCATCACCATCTGAGGAGCCGCTAAGCAGCATGTGAAGATGGTCAATAACAACCCACTTACAGTCACATCCTACAATCATGAAGCGAAGCTTAGAGAATATCTCATCAACATCAGTGGCTCCAAAGTGAGCATGAACCCACACCCTATCGTTGTTGAACAACTTATTATATATTCTTTTCTCTTCTTGCTTGTCGAAGTCTTCTCTTACTGATTCAACATACAGCATCTTGTTAGCCTCGATAGACATAATACCATCAAGAGTTCTAAGGTAATCTTCCTCGAGGGCTACGATGCCTACATTATCTTCTGTGTTATTTATGAGCCAGTGTTCGATCTCTCGAGTCACACTAGACTTCCCAAGCCCTGTGCCACCAGTAAGAGTTACTAACTCACCACGCCTCATGCCCAACAGCTTCTGGTTAAGACCCTTCCAAGGGTAAGGAATAGATTCTTTCTTCTCTCTGTTGGTATACTTTTCGTATAGATCTGCTGCGTTTAGTACACCACTGGGTGTGTAAGTCTTAGCCTCCCACCACAAGCTAACGTAATCCTTCTGCCTATTAATCTTAAGCATATCGTTAGCGTCTTTAACGTCTTCAGGGAAGCCAATGATCTTAGCTTTTCCGGGGGATAATAGCCTTGCCACTTTGACTGCTGCATCACGACCCGGAGCATCATTATCAAAACTAATAATGATTGACTCGAACTTTTCGAGGAACTCTATAGATTCTTTGACATCTTTAACAGCACCTGCTGCGCCGTTCTTAAGACTTACGACAGGCCACTTCGACCCTAACATTTCGTAAGCTGCCATAGCATCACACTCGCCTTCAGTGATAGTAATATACTTACCACCATCCCTAAACAACTGCTGACCAAACAAGCCTGTGTCTTTAGAGCTACCTGTCCAAGTGAATAACTTATCGTTGGTGTTACGGATTTTATAACCTGCTACTTCATTGATGGTGTAGTAGGGGTAGGAATGAGAAACTACTTCGCCTTTCGTATTAAGTGAAGATTTAACTGCATACTTCTTGGCAGTCTCTAAAGATATCTTGCGGTCAGTTAGGGCGTTGAACTCCCCATCAGAAGTGATAGCAGCATTGTTCCTGTATGTTTGCATCTCTACAACAGGTGAATTCTGCATGCTAGGAGGAGCTTTATAGTTGTCTGAGCCTCCCGACACAGCTTTATAATAGTTTGGTATACGTTCGGAACAGCTAAAACAATAGGCTGAACCGTCCTCGTTAAGACCCACAGGGTCACTACCACCACACTGCGGGCAGGGTAGTTTAGTTTTAACAAACGACATTTTATTGCTCCCAAAAAAGAGGGGGCTATTCGCCCCCAAGTACCGCCTCATCGGTTAGTAATGCTTCTAAGGTATGTAATAGAGTATTAGCTGCATAGGTGTAGTAAATAACCTGATTGTTAGCTTTCTCAATTTCATTCCTTAGATGTTCAAGATGGTCAAATATTCTAACTGCTTCTCCTCCTAAGAGGTCGATGTTGTACTCGACCCCATTGGATTCGTAGAGTCTTTTGTTATCACTCATAGCTCGTCCTCAAGTTCATCATCAAGTGAATCAAACTCATCACCTGCTTGACCTGAGTACTGTACAAGATCAATGATCTGCATAGCCATGAAGTCAAGACCCTTGAACTGCTGACCATTGCGTTCTGTTTCCCACTCTTTGAACTGAACTTTAACCTTAGAGCCATTGCCAACCTGACAATCAACTTCGTTCTTAGAGCGGTCATAAAGCTTAGGAGCATCTCGAATCATACCTCGAGGCCCATTTACTTTACGCTTGATAATAATAGCAGGGCCATCCTCAGTTGCTTTAACTGTGAACCCTCGAGTCTTAAAGTCATCAGCAGTAGCTTCATCAACTACTAAGTTTACAGAGTACGTAGGCTCATAAGTTGTGTTAGGGGTCTTCACTGAAGCCCAATAAGCTGTTCCTTCTAGTACTGGCATAACATTTCCTCTAGTGGTTTTACATTTACTGTTGCTTGGTTCTTGTTAGAAATTATACTGACTCGGTTAATATCGTGTCAAGCGTTTTGTGTTATTTTTTTTGTATATATTTACCTCCTTGTGGTTAATAATCACGTTTCCAGTTAATACCTTTTGTCTTACGACCCTTAGCCACTGCCTTATAGTGAGCATCAATGGAAGCAGAATGCCAGTACATATCAACAAGCTCACGCTTCATCTTGGATACAAGCATCTTAGTTACTGTATTTTTACCGAACAAAGGTTTAATTGTTGCCCACCTACTTCCTATAGTAATCTCACAGTTGCGCCAACCTTCGAGGTAATACTCAGTAACAAAAGTGTCACCCCTTTTAGCATTAACTAACTGATCTTTAATTAATAGATGTTGCTTCATTTTCTGTAACCTCTTGTACATCGTACACATAACTTTCAATATGTTGTGTCTTATGTTCTTGAGATTCCCAAAGCTCTTGATACATATCTGAAAATGTTTCTCTGGCTTCTTGTGGTGTGTTAGCCTCAACTGTAAAGTAATGTACAGTCTGTTCTATCTCACTAACAATAAACTTTTTCATATTAAAACCTCTTGTGCTTCATATACTTTACTAGCATTTTAGGCATCTCATCTTCGATAGCTCTAGCCTTTCTGAGACGCCAAGGCATTAAAGCCTCGGCATCTGTTGCTGCTTCTTTGGCTATCTCATCTTCATAGAACAATAAGAAACCTCCTAGACTTGGGCCTTCTACTGACCACAAGTTAAACAAGTAACAGAACTGATCTGATACTTTCTCATAAAATTTTACTCTATCCATAATTAAGCTACCATTTTATGTAAAAACTTCTGAACTTTATCAGCCCGCTTAGCCCTAATGGATGCAATGTTAGGCTGTGCTGACTTTCTTCCTGCATTGGAGTGAGTAGACCAATCAGTAAGAGCATTATAAAACGCCCACTTATTCTTACCTAACTTACGCTGATATCTGTGCCAAGCAAGGAACAAGTAATTAAAAGTAGTATTACGTTGCATCTCATGCAAAGAATAGTAGATCTTATCTTTGTCCATTCCGGCAATCTCTTTGATAAGATCAGTAGCTTCTGAGTTATCCATAGGAGTATTATGCCACTCATGCCACAGGTGCTGCTCATTCTCAAGTATTTTAACTGAGCTACCCACCACAGCGGCGGCATGTTGTATGTTTAACTTTCTGCTATGCCTTGCTTTATAGATTGTACTAGCACCACTAGTAAATACCTGACCATTCATACAGGCTGACTGCCTAGCACCTACTGATAGTATGAATGCAAAAGTACCATCATAACTATTGACACCCAAGAAGCTAAGGTGTGCTGTGTCTCCATCAGGAGTAGTGATCTCATGCTTTGGAAGCACATGAGTTATATAGCACTTAGCACCTGATGCATCAGTAACAATCTTCTCCTGAATGCCTTCGATATC